GACAAGTAACAATCCCGCTCGTTTTAAATACAGCGAAGAAAAAATCCTAAAAGAACTGACCGATTATATTTCTGCAACATACAATCAGCATTATTCTGCTGGTGATGATGCTATTCAAACACTTGATTTGATTGAAGCATGTGGTGATGGTGAATCCTTCTGCCGCAGCAATATCCTCAAGTATGCCTCTCGTTATGATAAGAAAGGCACTGCCCGACGTGACATTATGAAGATTCTGCATTATGCTGTACTTCTGATGCATTTCAACGACAAGAATGCACAACGCGAAACCTACCCCCAGTGAAACTGAGACCTTCCAATACTATGAAACTGTCCGATAAAACTATCTCTGTCCTGAAGAACTTCTCTTCGATCAATCAATCGATTCTCTTCAAAGAAGGTAGTAAACTCCGTACTATCAGTTTGATGAAGAACATTCTTGCTGAAGCAACGGTAACTGAAGACTTTGCAAAAGACTTTGGTATCTATGACCTTAACCAGTTCCTTAATGGTCTGAGTCTGCATCAAAATCCTGAACTTGATTTTGCTAATGATGGATATGTTGTTATCCGCGAAGGTAAGTCTCGTTCTAAGTATTTCTTTGCAGATCCTAACGTGATTGTTACTCCTCCTGAGAAAGCAATCAATCTTCCCACAGAAGATGTCTGTTTTGAACTTTCTACTGCTGTACTTGACAAACTGTTGAAAGCAGCAGCAGTTTATCAACTGCCTGATATTTCTGCCGTTGGTGAAGCAGGAGTTGTTAAACTGGTTGTTCGTGACAAGAAGAACGACACCTCTAATGCTCATGAAGAGATTGTTGGAGAAACTGATTCTGAATTCAGTTTCAACTTCAAGGTAGAGAATATCAAAGTTCTGCCTGGGACATATGATGTGGTTGTTTCGCAGAAACTTTTGTCCAGGTTTACTAGTAAGAACCATGATCTCATCTACTACATCGCACTCGAACCCGACTCCACCTTCGGATAAGAAGGATTACCAAGGTCCCCTCTATGCACCTTGGTGGAAAGTTGAAGAGGGGAAACGTAAATTTCGTGAATGGTTAAAGAAACAACAGTGAAACACATCCTTTTTACCCTTCGGGGTTGTCCGTTTGAACTTCTTGACGACAAAGAGTTCATTCGGATGCTTTTGTATAGAGCAACAAAAGAATGTAAAGCGACTCTACTAAATCTGGCGGTACACAAGTTTGACCCTCAAGGGGTTACTAGTATTGCTATGCTTGCAGAGAGTCATATTTCTATTCATACTTGGCCTGAGAAAGGCATGGCAGTTTGCGATGTCTTTACCTGTGGGGATACCGCAGAACCTCAACTTGCTGTAGAATATATGAGAGAGCAATTGAAGGCAACTGATATTGTATCTCAAGAATTTGTTCGTCCTTTGGAATGATTATGCGTGATGAATTTCTCTGGGTTGAAAAATACCGACCCAAAACTATTGAAGAATGTATTTTACCAACAAATATTAAGAAGACCTTCCAAGACTTCCTAGATAAGGGAGAGATCCCAAACATGCTGCTGGCTGGTCCTGCAGGATGTGGTAAGACTACTGTAGCAAAGGCACTGTGTAACGAATTGGGGGTAGATGTCTATGTCATCAATGGATCCGATGAGGGACGTTTTCTTGATACGGTCAGAAATACTGCAAAAAATTTCGCTACGACCGTATCACTTCAAGCATCTGGCAAACACAAAGTCATCATCATCGACGAGGCTGATAACACAACAAACGACGTACAACTCCTACTTAGGGCGTTTACAGAGGAGTTTTCTGGCAACTGCAGATTCATATTCACCTGCAACTTCAAAAATAAAATCATCGAACCCCTCCATTCCCGTTGTGCCGTCATTGAGTTTTCCATTGGAGGAAAGCAAAAACCTGTCATTGCCGCTCAATTTTTCAAACGAATACAGACCATCTTGGATCAGGAGGGTGTTAAATATGAGCCGAAAGTTCTTGTCGAACTCATTAACAAGCATTTTCCAGATTGGCGGAGGGTCCTCAACGAATGCCAAAGGTACTCAGCAGGGGGACAAATCGACTCAGGGATCCTCGCGCATTTTTCGGATGTAAAAGTAAATGATCTGGTTAAGAAACTTAAAGAGAAAGATTTTCCCGAAGTACGTAAATGGGTCGTCAATAACCTGGACAACGATACTGCTGTACTTCTGCGTCGTATTTACGATGCTTGTTATGATTCCATGGTTCCGAATAGTATTCCTGCTGCTGTGCTTACTCTTGCTAAGTATCAATATCAGATGGCGTTCGTGGCAGATCAGGAAATAAACATGCTTGCTTGTCTGACTGAGATTATGGTGGAGTGTGAATTCAAATGACTGAAGAACAACTAGAACACGAACGGTGTGTGGATGATGACTATAATGTAATCAACCATTACTACCGTGCTAAATATTGGCACCCCGACATTCCATTCTTCCTTCAAGACGAAAAGGGAGACACCTATGAATTTGGGTGGAGTCTGATCTACCAGTACATTGAGAAATTGACTAATGACTAAAGAAAAAGTGAGGGCACAGGTAAAGTCTAGATTTTATTATGTGTTCTGGGGCACTGCTACAGTTGCAGTAGTCCTTGGTCAACTATATGTTGGCACTGGATATCGTATTCTGTATAATGGTATGCAAGAACTTCTTAATAAAGTTGATGGAGTTCTTCTCCACAAAAGTGATAAACCTAATTTTTATTGATTATGAACGTTAAAGTTATTCGTATGTGGTCTGGCGAAGATGTCGTCGCTGACCTTGTGAAAGAAGGTGATGAAACTATCACTGTATGCAATCCTATCGTTGCTGTTCCTACCTCTGCTGGTCAGATGGGATTTGCTCCTTGGGCACCTCTACTTTCCGATAAGAATGTAGAACTTGATATTACTCGTAAGTACGTTGTGTATATCTCAGAAACTCAAGATGAAATTGCTGATCAGTATCAGCAGATGTTCTCTGCAATTCAAACACCAAGCAAGAAACTTATTGTATGATACTGACTGAGGGTGATGCAGTTTACGCTGCTAATAAATTTATTGATTACTACACTCAGTTCAATCGTATTGATGATTATCTTCGTTTTGTGAAGAAAGATCGTGTTAGCGAAAGGTCTGGATCTTTGTTTGATGCTGATACGGAGTTCTTTGACTCTTTTGGTATGGAACCAAATGACATGAACTTTGAGGTTCATGTTGTTGATACTAATCCAAAGACAACCTCAAGATATAATCAGTGGTTGTATTCTGAGACTCTGAACCTTACAGCGTCTAATGCCATTGAGGAAGCAATTCCTGGTAGAACCCATAAGTGGATTGTGGTTGAGACGAATACTAACAAGGTTGTTGGTGTTGTTCGCTTTGGTTCTCCGACTATTAATAGCAAACCCAGAAATGATTACTTTGGTAAAGTCCTTCCTCTTTCTGACATTAATGCTCATTTTGTCATGGGGTTTAACATTGTTCCTACTCAACCTTTCGGGTTCAATTACCTGGGCGGAAAACTTCTTGCCCTTTTAGCATGTTCTAAGGAACTCAAGCAGCAGTTTGATGAGAAGTATGGTACAGATCTCAAGTACTTTGAGACTACCTCTCTCTATGGAACTACCAAGGGTGTGTCCATGTATGATGGTCTCAAACCCTTCCTGAGGCACATAGGAGACACGGAGAGTAACTTCCTACCCCTCTTTCATGATGACGAGTTTAGGGACTTCTTCTGGTGGTTTAACGAGCGCAATGGTGGCGAACGTTTGATCCCTGCAGACAAGTCTTCTAAGAAACTCAAGATTCAAACCAAGATGATCTCTATCATCCGCAAGTCTTTGAAGGAAGAAGAGAAACTCAAAGAGTTTAATGATTGTATTGACCATGCCAAGTCTTTGACCGAAAAGAAGAGATACTACTTCGGTAAGTTTGAGCACACTATGGACGAGGCAATTACTTGGTGGAAGAAGAAATCAACCAAGAGATATGAAAAACTTAAGTCTACTGACAGACTTAGGACCGAACTCGAAGTTTGGAAACAAGGTACAGATTTGGAGATTATTAGATAATGGAACTCAAAGATTGGTTGAACTCGATTAACTTCACTAAAGAAGATCTAACAGAACAAACAAAAGACTATCCTCCATATATTATCAATCGTTGTCTGTCTGGACACTTGGATTGTGTAATGTTTGCTAATGAAATGAACAAGAACCATTTCCTTGAGAAGGATATGCAATATTCATTTTATCTAAATAGTTTGAGAAAAAAGAAGAGATTCTCTCCTTGGCTCCGAAAGGATAAAGTCCAAGATTTAGAATGTGTCAAACAATACTATGGTTATAGTAATGAGAAGGCATCGCAGGCTCTGAAAATTCTTACCAAAGAACAAATTAATTACATTAAACAACGACTTGACATTGGAGGACGCAAATGACTAATACTGTAGAACCTACGGTTGATTGGTCTCAAGATCAGATGGTGGAGGTTCTTTTGAATGAACCTGATGACTTCCTGAAAGTTCGTGAGACATTGACACGCATCGGAGTAGCATCCCGCAAAGAGAAGAAACTCTATCAATCTTGCCACATCCTGCACAAGCAGGGAAGATATTTCATTGTTCACTTTAAGGAACTGTTTGCCCTTGATGGGAAGCACGCTAATCTTACTGTTAATGATGTACAGCGCCGCAACCGTATTACTCGTCTGCTTGCTGATTGGGGACTCATTACGATTGTAAAAGAAGACTCTGTAATGGACATTGCTCCTCTGAATCAGATTAAGGTGCTTGCATACAAGGACAAGTCTGACTGGGTTTTGGAGCAAAAATACAACATTGGCAAGAAAGGAAAGACCCAGGAAACCGAATAAATAAATTTGCGATCTTTCGTGCGGTCGCTTCAAAAGTCGGAAACCCCTATAAGGAGGTGCGGTTACTACCGTATCTCCTTTTTTCGTAATATGCTATAAATATGACTGGATGCCTTCGGGGTCCACACAATATAAACTCGCTTTTAAAGGAGCTAAGAAGATGCCCACTAACGCAATAGTGCATAGGTACAATGCTGCCAACATGGATCAGTTGATTGATCGTATAAATAGGTACAGTATTGGTATGGATGATATCTTTGATCGATTAGGTACGCTGCACGAAACCACATCGAATTATCCTCCGTACAACCTGATTCAAGTCAGTAACGTAGAGTCTAGACTTGAGATGGCACTGGCAGGATTTAAAAAGAAAGAAGTAAATGTCTACACACAAGATGGAAAACTTTTTGTCGAAGGACAAAAGGAAGATGTTGAGTCCGAAAGAAATTACGTTCATAGAGGAATGGCTCAACGGTCTTTCACCAGAAGTTGGACACTCGCTGACGAAACGGAGATTAGATCAGTTGCTTTTGAGGATGGGTTACTGACCATTGAGTTTGGTAAGATTGTTCCAGATTCTCATAAGAGAAAAGATTGGTTCTAAATATAATTGAATATCGTCGCCGCGAGGAGCACCTGGCAAAATCCAGGTTGACTCCTCCTTTTTTTGTTGATAGAATAGAGGAAAATACAAATCTTATGACTAAAAAGCAATTTGTAAGTAGTAAAGGTGAAACCTGGGAATGGGAAGAAACTCCCGAAACAGCAGCAGCACTGAAAGCATTGCGTGAAACTGAGAAGAGAAATGCAACCGAACGTCTTCATGCAGACATCCGTGAACTGGAACTGAAGGCACCTGATTATGGAGTTGGTAAATGACGGTAAAACTGTTACTGCTTAAGTCTGGTGAAGAAGTCATTTCTGATATTAATGAAATGGCAGTTGGAGAAGAAGACGATCAGAAAGTGGTTGGTTATTTTCTAGGTAAACCTTGCATTGTTCAAAAACAAAATCCTGGAGTTATTGAACAAGAAAAGAGGGCAACTAAAGCAGGATTTGAAGTTTCTTTGATTCCTTGGATTGCACTTTCTGCTGATGATGTAATTCCTATTCCAGCAGACTGGTTAATTACTATGGTCGAACCTGTAGAACAATTAAAAACAATGTACATCGAGGATGTTTTAAATTATGGAAAAGACAATCAAAGCGATTCTGCTGATGAACAACCAGACACTGATCAGTCAGATTGAGGAAGTCCCAGCACAAGTTCCTGGAGAACCAGACTGCAAACTGACCAATCCCTTTGTCCTAACTAGTGAAGGTATGTTAGAGTCATGGTTGATGGGTGCCACACGGGATGATGAATTTATGATCAGTTCTGATAAGATTATGACTCTTGTCGATCCAACACCAACACTACTGGAAAAATACGAGGACCTTACAAAATAATGGCACTTTCCGAAAATACTCTTTCTCATTTGCTGGAAGCAGAATCTCACCTTCGGGCAGCAATCAAATCTGCCGCAGTGAATGAGAAACCTATGGTTGTCAAACAACTTGCAGACTTGCTTCATGGCATGGAGCAGTGTAAAAAGTTTGATGAAATCATGGACATGATTGATAATCGTGACCCTGGCAGCAGCGGCATGTTTGGTTCTTTTTTTAATGACGACGAGGAATGAAGTTTTACACTAATGTTCAGTTAATTGGCAATCAGTTTTTGGTCCGTGGAGTTGAGAATGGTAATAGATTTGAGTTTAGGGATGAGTTCTTCCCTACTCTTTATGTAAAATCAAAGAAGAAAACCAAGTATAGAACATTAAGTGGAGAAAATGTAGATGAAGTGCATCCTGGCACTGTCAGGGATTGTCGCGACTTCTATAAAAAATATGATGAGGTTGATGGATTTGAGATCTATGGAAACGATCGATACATCTATCAATACATTTCAGAGAAGTATCCTGAGGACGAAATCAAGTTTGATATCAGTCAGATCAAACTAGTAACTCTTGATATTGAGACTACTGCTGAGTATGGATTCCCTGACGTTGAATCCGCCCAGGAAGAGATTCTTGCGATCACAATTCAGGACTATACCACCAAGCAGATTATTACATGGGGTGTAAAACCTTTTGCAAACAAGCAAAAGAATGTAACCTATCATCATTGTCATACTGAACACGAACTTCTGAATCACTTTATCAATTACTGGATGCAGGATGTTCCTGACGTGGTGACTGGTTGGAATATTCAACTGTTCGATATCCCGTACATCTGCAAACGTCTTAATAGGGTGCTTGGAGAGAAGTTGATGAAGCGTTTCTCCAACTGGGGTCTTGTGACCGAAGGAGAGATCTATGTTCAGGGTAGAAAGCACATCACCTTTGATGTTGGTGGACTAACTCAACTTGATTACTTGGACTTGTACAAGAAGTTTACATACAAGGCACAAGAATCTTATCGTTTGGACTATATAGCTGAGGTGGAGTTAGGTCAAAAGAAACTAGATCACTCTGAGTTTGATACCTTTAAAGATTTCTATACCAAAGGTTGGCAGAAGTTTATTGAATATAACATCGTTGACGTAGAACTTGTTGACCGTTTGGAAGACAAGATGAAACTGATTGAACTTGCATTGACTATGGCTTATGATGCCAAGGTCAACTATGCAGATGTGTTCTATCAAGTCCGTATGTGGGACAATATCATCTACAATGATCTAAAGAAACGGGATATTGTTATCCCTCCCAAGATTAGGTCTGACAAAAACGAAAAGTACGCAGGTGCTTATGTCAAGGAACCGATTCCAGGAAAGTATGATTGGGTTGTTAGTTTTGACCTCAATAGTCTCTACCCTCACCTTATTATGCAGTACAATATCTCGCCAGAAACACTCTTGGATGAGAGACATCCCACAGCTACGGTTGATAGAATCCTTAAGGAAGAAATAAACTTTGAGTTGTATAAGGATAATGCGGTGTGTGCCAATGGTGCCATGTACCGTAAGGATGTTCGTGGGTTCCTGCCAGAACTCATGGACAAGATGTATAATGAGCGGGTAATTTTCAAGAAGCGAATGCTTCAGGCAAAGCAGCAATATGAAAAGACTCCAACTAAAGCATTGGAGAAAGAGATCGCCCGTTGCAACAATATCCAGATGGCAAAGAAGATCTCACTCAACTCTGCTTATGGTGCTATCGGTAATCAGTATTTTAGGTACTATAAACTGGCCAATGCGGAGGCGATTACGCTTTCTGGTCAAGTCTCTATCCGTTGGATTGAGCAGAAGATGAATGAAT